AAGACCCAAAAAAATAAACGCTGATAAATCAACGTTTATATTCTCTAGATATTAATAAAAATACCGGTGATCGGGGTTATAGATGCCTATAATATAGGTAGAAAGTCGCATCGAGGACAACAACAGGACAACAGATTAAGTCAGCCAAGCTGGCTTATTTTTGTGCGTTCTATTTTGCAAGTTAATGCACAACTACACGTCTAAAATCTGAAATTGCAGTAGAATGCGCGTAAAAAAATAAGAAAAGTTGCAAATAAGTGTTTACTTTTCCTTCATGAAGTAATACAATAATCTTGTAAGATAAACAAGGAGGAAATTAAAATGAAAGAATATCTGCGGTTCAAGGCGATCCCTAAAGATGAAAAATCTTGGAACTTTATAGAAGAAAAATATGAAAATGGAGTTTCTGCTTTTGAGTTAGCTGATGGCAAACCAGTATTTTCTAACTTGCAACTCATTAGTAGCTTTACGAGCCGCAGAGACGATGATGCTTATATCGTGACTGGCGATAAAGTCGGAGTTGGTTTTGATGGCGAGCCCCTTTTGAAAAACGTCAAAATAATTAAAAAGGCTAACCTTGACGTTGACAAAATTTCAATGGGATTTTTAACATCAAAGTTTAAGGATAAAAAGGACATTGGCTGTCGTAAAGACATCTACATGATTAGAGAGTTCGCCCAAGTTGATGCTATTAACCCCAAAACTGGGGAGATTGTAAAAGAAGCAAATACGTGGGATTACCCTGACTGGAAATTTTCAGGTGAATATCACGTATGGGAATATGCCGGATTTGAATTTTCAGACCCCGTTGACGGATTTGACACAATCGTTGGAACTGAAAGGTTGATTGCTAAAAAGAAGGAGTTGGCTAAAAAGTGAAAAGAGAAAAAAGCAAAATTGAGTGGGATAAAAACAACAGCAAGCGTCTTGCCTATCTAAAAAACAGATCAGAAGCATTTAGCTTCGTTAGCCCGAAGACTAAAGCCAAGCAGGAGCGGTTTAATAGTCAGGACGATTATGTAGCTGACTTGAAAAAGTTGAAAGCAGCTATTGATGAAAAATTAAGCACAAAAAATAAGCCTACCCGAAATTAATCGAGCAGGCTTATATGCTTTGGGACAAAAGCCCCTGTTATTATCTAGCGTATCCTAACATGTAGTTAGGACTAAGATGGCGATCAGCAACGTAACACCAATTACCGCTAGCACCTTTGTAAACGATATAACGATAACCAGCACTCCAGTTGTCGATATAGCCAACATACTTAATCGATTCTCCAGCATAGTAATATTGATATGTCGGGTTAGTACCTGCGCCATGCCAGACCATTAATCGCTGGTTTGGTGTGAAATATCCTGATTGTGCGTGTACTCCGGCAGGCAACGTAGATATGCTAGTGTTTGTTGAATTGGCTTGCTTAGCTGTTTGCAAGATTTCAACGTTGGATTTATCAATCCAGCTTAAGATACCAGCAAGCAAAACTTTGCTACCTGAAATCTGCTGAACACTGTAAGATTTGCCTTTTACCCAGCTAGGGATAGCATAGCCGTTTGACCAGCGACTAGCTGAAAAATTAACCTTAACCGTGTATCCAACTGCAATATTGCTTTTAGGTGTCGCATTGGCTGTCTGGCCTTGCTTGATTGCGGTTGTTGTGGAGTTAGTTTTAACTTTTGTAGAATCTACATCTGTTTTAGTTGTTCCATCATAACCGTTGTTTGTAACGCCCAATAGATCGACATTCCCATCTAAACCATTTGCATGACCATAGTAATTTGTAAACTGCCAAATCGCCACATAGTTTACGCTAGGAAATCCACTATAATCTGGAGTTGTAGTTACATATGAATGAGGATATCCTGCAATCCAAACAAATTTATTACCAAATTTACTTGCAATAGTTTCCAAATTAATATATGAAAGCTGGAATGGCTTGTAGGTATACAGCATAGGTGTGTAGCCAGCATCTTTAATTCTTTGCATCGCATACATGATGTTGGCTGTGTTTGCATCTTTATTATTGGTTGCATTTGACTCATAGTCCACAGCAACAATCGAACCTTTAGGAGTCTGGATTTTAGGCAAAAAGTAATCTAAGCCCCTTTTGGTTTGAGCCTGATCAGAACCATCTGATAGCCAAATGTAAGAATGCATCCGCTTAGCCTGAGCAATACCAGTTGCAATTTGGCTATTATATGTTGCCTGGTCGAGCAGTGTTTGGCTATAAATCCCACCAATTTGACTAATACCAAACTTATCAGAGCTTTGCCCTGCTACAAATGTATAACCCTGATACTTAGAATTATCAGCCCCTTGATCACGGTCAGCATAAGCGCTGACTGCAAATAAAAAAGCACTAGCAAACGCTAATGCTCCCAAAATTATTTTTTTAAATCTCAATTTTAAGCCCCCTTATTTGGTTGCTGCTGAACTCGTTGTTGATGCACTTTCCAGTGTAGTTACGGTTGCTTGTGCATCAGCTAATGCCTTTTTAGCAGCAGCAAGCTTTTCGGCTTCTGTTTCTGCTTTAACATCTGCTTCTGTCTTTTGAGTATAAACAGAGAGAGTTCCTTTTTTTACTAAGTCGGCATAAGCTGATTCAACAGCATTTTTAATTGTAGTAGCATCAGTTGACTTAAAGCCTAGGTTTTCTAGTGCTGATTCAACAAACGTTACAGCTTTTGATTTTTTCAACTCGCCCTCTAAATACTGATCAACTCCAAGCTTTTGCATTGCAACTACTGCATCTTTAGCAAGTGTTGGTAATACGTCCACTAATGTCCGTGCTGTCTTGTTGTTTTTGATGAAGTTAGCCAGATACGGCGTTAAAATCCCAATGATAGCAACGACAACAGACACTACAATTTCAGCAATATTTTGTGTATTCATAAATAAAATCCTCCTAAATTAATTTGGCGAAGCTTGTTAGCCGGCTTAATGCTCCGGCTGTAGTTATCAACTTACTTGAGTCACGCACAATAGCCGGATAGGCTTGTTTCCACGTAGTTCGCACATCTAAATACGGATTGATTTCGCTTGGCTTTTCAAAGTGAAAGCTAATGTGATATGCACCATCGACCGGCTTGAAAATATATAAAAAGCCTTTTGGCAAGTCAAACATTTCATAAAAGCGATTCTGCTTGTCAATTTTTTCAAAAAAAGTAGGTACAGATAAATCGCCTAGCAAAGGCGGTCTGATAAGCATTTTGCCAAGCTCATCGTTTTCTGTACCCTCGTAAAATGTTGTTTTCTTGTCGGCTAGTATTTTCAGTGCTAGAATGCCTACCTGGTGCTTCCATTTACTGAAATTATCGATGTAGGTATCCACCTCTGCTTTTTTAATAGCAGCTATGGGCAAATTTAGCCGGTCTATTTCTTTGCCATCCAGTTTTTCCACGTGCAAGCCCCCTTATTTTGACAGCCAATTAACAACCAGTGGTGCGAAAATGTCGGCAAACAGTAAAACTAGAATGCCGGTCCCCACGTACCACAACAGCTTAAAGTGTGAATCGTGCTCGGACACTTTGTTTTCAAGCTTACCGAGTCGCTTGTCTTGATCCTCAATTTTTTCGTTTTGTTCCTTGATGTTTTTAATATCAGTCTTGATGCTCGACACATCTTCTTTCATTTCAATCAGCATTTTTAAAACGTCTTGGTTATTCACATACAATCAACTCTTTCCTGTTCGTCTCTGATTTTTTAAAGTAATTTAAGCAATAAAAATAGCGCTAGCCAAAACGGTAAGCACTAAAAATCAAAAAAGCAATATTAAAATCTTATGTCACTTGAATATGGGATAATATCTCCAAAATTATTAAACAGTTTGTAAAACATTATAGTTAGTCCTGCAATTAATACAATCGCACAGCAAAAACAATTAACAATATTTTTTTGCAAGAATTTATTTGAAACTTTTTTAATTGCTCTAGGAATGAATACTGGAGCAAAAATCAAAAAGTAATCTGCTATTCTTATCAACATTTGAGAGTTCATACCAATAATATAAAATAGAGAGCCCAACACTGTAGCGAAAAATGTAAATGAATATATTTCACTACCGAAGACGTCAGTCATAAAAAATGCAGTTCCAGCAATTAGGATAAAGAAAAGTCCAAGGATTAGTGCACCCCCTCCAGCAGCCAAAGAACCAGATTCGACAGTGGAGATGTACATGTTGTAATGGCTGAATATTTCTGCAAATAGTTGCAATATTTTATCAACATTGGCAAGCATGACAGAAAGTGCGATCGTGCTAATGATAAGCGATTTTTTGTTTTTCTTAATCTTTATTAAGGCAAAATTCAGCAAGGCTATCAACGCTGTGCTGTGAATACCAACGGCTAATAGGAAAAATACAAGAGCTTTTAAATATTTCTTTTCTATAAAAAAACACGTTGCAAACATTGCGATTGAAACAGCAAGCATTTGTCTTTGAATATTGAAACTGTCAAAATAAAAGTAAAAAGAAATGTATATAAAAACTGCTATAAAGCTTTCAAAAAAATCGCTTTTTAATTTTTGCAACGACAAAATGAAAAACAGCACCGTCAAAAATGATAAAGCAAGCAAAAAAACATGATAATTGCCATTTGTTAAATTCCAGATGGTCTTGCTCAAAAAGTTGTATGCAGCAACCCCATTCCCGTTAAAGGAAGTGTCTTGACTTAAGAAAATGCCTACATATTGTCTAGTATCAGTGCCAATCCAATAATCTCTTAACCCCATTACTAATGACAATTGAATTGTTATGAAAACATAATATGTTCTCAAAAAATTAGGCCTTACGAAATAAAAAAACAGGCTATAGCAAAAAAAGATAGCTAGCTGAAAAAAGTAAAATATCATTATATTTCCCCTCAATTAATATATTGCTTTTTCAGTATAATCTTTTTTATAAATGCTATCAATATCCAGATTAGACAAAATGAGACCAAACCGGGCCATTAAAGTAATTTTCGTACAGATTAGTTATATCTTGTCCCACTCTAAGATATATTGAACCATCTTCAAAAGCAATCTGTGGCGCAAACCCCTGCCAATATTCTGCTGTCAAAGTAATGTTTTTATTATAAAATTTTTCAATATTTGAGTAATCATTCCAATCAGCGATTTTATAAGTCCCAGCTTTTAGCGTTGCTAAAGGAAAAATCGAAATTGACGCATAAATAGTGTCACCCTTTCGCCGGAGCAAAAAGAGATTGTTTTTACTAGAGTCAAGTATTCCTGATGTGGTCAATGTTACTGGTACAAACCCCGAATCGTTTTCTAAGCCATTCGAAACATAAAACGGCTGAGTTGTGTCTGACAAATCAAAGCTGCCCAGACTTGTCAGTTCAAGGATATGCCATCGTTCTGAAACACCAAAATAGTTTCGACTAGTATACTCAATCCAATAAGGGTTCGCAGGCCTCGGCATTGCAAAGGCGTCATTTGACATAACTTTAATTTTATATGTGTTGTCTAAATCTAAAAAATAAATTTTAGTCACATGAGTTATTTTATCTAGGTGAAGGTTTACTTCTGCATCTCCACCTGTTCCGTACGGTAAAACATATATCTGCGGAAGTCCATCTTCGGGATATATCTCGTTTGTACCAGCTGTCAGATCTGTTTCAGGATAAGCAAGGATTTTTTGGGCTTGGAAAAATCCATGATTAGTGTTGTTAAAAAAGCTAATTGCTTTTTGGATCAAATCATTTTCAGAGCTATCATTAATTGGCGTGATTGTGAAATGCTGAGTTCTAGATGCATCAGTTGAGTAGACTTGTGTTAGATTTTCCCAAGTCGACATATCTTTAGTTTCTAATCGCCAAGAAGATCTCGTTGAATATCCATCAGCATAGAGATAAACTATCCCATCAACGTTAATCATTGACGGCCCTTCAACCATACGCCCAAAATCTGGTGTTGTAACATAAGCCCACGTCGTTAAATCAGTTGAACTATATATCTGTATGTTTTTTGCACCATCAGTTTCGTCCTTAATAGCAAGATAATACTTTCCATTAAATTTAATAACTGTTGGGTCAATGTGTGTAGTGTGGTTGTTTGGATCTGGGAGTGTGATTTCCTGCCATACCAAGCTATCCATATTAGTAATGTCTGTTACTTTTGCGATAAAAAGTGACATTTCTAAATTGCTACTTCCACCAGTTGACAGCAAGTATATCGTGCCATCATCATCTACAAAAATATCTGGTGCCCACGTTTCAGCTGCCCCAGTGTCTTTTATTGAAACGTTTCCCCATGTTACTAGGTCATCCGAAATGGCAGCCCCGATTGTGCTTAAACTCGAATATGTTAAAAGAAACTTTCCATTAACGTAGTGTAAAGACGGATCACCAATGCTGTCAGATTCCAAACCTAGTGGCTTAGTCTTGTTAATTGGGATTAGATGCTGATAGTCATTTGAAACATAAAGATCCAAGCTTTTTGTATCTGTACCAGAAAAAGACGAAATCAAGGTCTTAAAAGGAAACACTGTTCGTGACACTCTGATATTATTAAGATCATCATCATAACTGTCTAGTCTTGACTTTAAATTAGGCTCAACTGTGCCGTCCTTTTTTGTTCTAGCATCAACAATTTCACTTGGTTGTTCAACCCCACTTATCAAGTTATTTACTCTAATTTCATAACCATCAAAAATCCCTTGAAAATACGTTGACAACGATAAACCGTAGTCCATTAATTGCGACCAATTATAATTTTTTTGCTGGTATGCATTTCTATTTTGAAAACCAGATGGCTCATATTCTAAAAGTAGTTTTGGTAAATCTGTCATTTCTTATCCTCCTTAGACAAAAAGACTATTATATCCATAATTAGCATCTACGTTTTCACCTTTCCAATTATTGTCAAACTGCCATGCGCTCGCGCCCGAAGGCTTTTTTAATGATGTGGTTGAAGCAACCCAATCATATTTTCCTAAGCCGTAATCAATTTTACTTCCAAACCAGCTTTCCTCTGCATATACGCAAGTACCTGTGTAGCCCGCGTCAATTAAAACTTGAAGAAAATTTAAAATTTCTGTATCCAGATTGTTTTTTGAAAGAGCAATTGAACTATCTCCAACATTTAAAGCTACAACTGCTGCCTTAGGTACATTGTTTGCTTGCAGTTGTGTCAAAAAATATTGTCCCTCTGCGGTACCGTTTCCCATGAAATAGTGATAACAGCCAACCAAATCCAGTCCAGCCAATTTCCCGTTAGCAATCTGCGCAGCTGCTAGTGGGTTAGTGTAATCAGTTGATTGAGTTAGTTTTACAATTAGCCCCTTAGCACCATAATTTGCCAACTTAGCAAACCATTCTGTTGAGTCATTTTCATTATTGCTTGAAACATCAATGAAAATCCCCTCAGACGAAACCTCATTGACCTCCTTTTGTAAAGATAAAATTAAATTGTTTTGTGAATCATATTCAATTTTAAGTTTTTTGTAGTATTGGTCCAGTGTCAGTAGCCCTTGTTTCAACTTTTTTCCTAAAGCAGCATTTTCCTGATATGCTTCTCGCATTTTATTGATGTATACGTTAGGGTCAAATATCTTATTGCCGAACGTGATTGATCCGGTGTTTTTAGTATCTTGTGGGTAATACGTTCGTGATTGCACTCTAATTGAAATGTCAATCCCAAAACGATTTCGTAAGTAGCCATAGTTGCCGACTGACGTGTCATTGTTGAAACCTTGCAAGCTGTTTTTAAAGTCCACATAGTCCATGCTGTATTGTACGTCTGGATAATCGTGTATTTGCGATTTCAGCTTAGTAGCAAGCGTAGTTACATCAGTAATTGAGTCACTCTGATACGGTTCAGCCCAGATTTTGCCCCACGTTGTAGCAGCAGGGCTGGTATACTCAGCTGAGCAGGCATATGTGCCATCATCGTTTTGCTTTCCATTGCCCTTGATGTAAGTTGTGATTGTCGAGTAATCTTCTTGTATGCTAATCTTTCCAGCATTAGCACCATCAACAAACAAAAAAGCCCCCGAATTGCCTATCGTGGACTTAATGTGAATCACATAGTTATCAAAATAAAATTCAAAGCCGAAATCACTAGCAAGTTGTGTTAGCAAATTATCAGAGTAACCGCCACCGAACGTTTCACTAAAACTGTAATTAGCAAAAGTCCCGTCAATCTGATAGCTGAACGATGTGTCGCTTGTAATCATATCCATGCAGGCTTTTAATGTCTGCGTGTTAGTAACAGTTTCCGTCACATAATTATCATGCAACTTATATCCCACACTCGTGCATGTGACCGTGTATTGCACTTTATCTCCAACCGAAACCGGATTTGATTGCAAAATCATAAATTTTTTGCCGGTTGTTGGCTCGGTTACTATTGTCCGCGGTACCATCATGTCAACTGCAACATAGTTTGGATCTTGCTCGTCATTCGGATCAACTAAAAACACAAAAGACAGCTGATCGAAACTGCTAAGAGTTTCCGTGATTGCAATATTATAAGCTATAATTGGCGTCTGATCGCCATTAACATCTTGTACCCAAAGCAATTATCAGTCCCCCTTTTTTAGTAGTAAAATCTCGTGTCAAAACTAATCGTAAAGCTGCTAGCTCCGGTTATTTTGAACTCGTTCCAGCCGACAGCTAAATCCAAGTAAGCATGATTGCTTGCTCCGTAATCTTGTGAGCCGTTGACGATAGGTACAAGCCCTTTTAAAATCAGCGAATCGCTAGCAGTCAATGCTCGGCTGAGTGTAAAAGTTTGCCCGGTAGTCGCATTTTCAATGCTTAGCGAGCTAGCAACCACGCCTTGAAAAGTAATCGTAACAGGGTGTTCTTCTGCACGAAGTGGGATAATTGAAGCATTGTAGACTTTAAAACTCGGCGTAGTAAACGTATAATTTAAATCCACGCCATTCGGCAAGTTTTCGCCAATGCCCCAGCTTTCAGAATCGTATGTGAAAGGTGTCTGCGTGGTTGCTGTTGACTCGGCAAAACCATCTATGCAGAGCAAACTAATTGATACACTTTTTAGCTTGTGATAGTTGTCAAGCTGAGTTATATCAAAAGCCTCAGCTACACACTTCCAACGAAGATAAGGCGTTCGCATAGAGATTACATAAAAATACTCATCGCTCATGAATATTTGGCGCAACATTAAGCGTTGCAATTCCATATCATAGTTGTCAGTAGCAAAAGCATCTAAAACGAGTGGAATTGTTGTCTGTTGAACCTCACTATTAGTTAAACTAGCGCGGTACTTGCCAACTTGCTGCCATGTATGTTGCCAATTGGCACTTGGTGGGTTAAAGCTGACTACTCCGAACCCCATTTTGCCTAAATCATAGATAGTTCCATCTTGCCGTTCTATCAGGATAGTTGACGGACGCTCAGTTGAATGCCACATTAATAACTGCCCCCTACTCTAATAGCTGTTCCAGTTGCACTGACTGTTAATTCTCCTGCTTGTAAAGCTTTAATCGTTGAATAAGAAGCAGTTCCGATAGTTTTACCGTCAAGCACAGCATTAACAGTGACATTGCCTTTAATGCCACTGATTGCCGATTTAACGGCATTAGCCAAGCTGTTTGAGTCAATGCTTGCGCTATTGTTTTTCAGTCCGCCTTTAGCACCAACATAAGCCGCTGCTTGGCCTAAAACTGCATATGTGCGGTCAATCCCAGCAACGGATGGATTTGGCACAACAAACTCTTTTTGATTGCCCTCAAAAAGCTTGTAGTAGCCTTCTTGGCTGCCTTCGCCCCCATTGGCATAGCCTACATATTTCCCGCCATGAGCCAAAGATTTAATGCCGGGAACATTGCCAATTCCTCCATATCGAGCCTTAATATACCCAATAGCTGAAATGGCTTGATCTAACGGATTAGTCCAATTACCATAACCAGATTTAGCGTAAGCTTCAAAAGTTGGCTTAATCATTTGGAACCAGCCTGATGACGGGTGCCCTGCTTTGGCATTTGAGTCCCAATTGTTAGTTACGTTTCTAAAACCAGACTCGTACTTTGCAATTGTTTCCAAACCATTTAACCAATTTGAACCAGATACTCCAGCAATACTCATAGCTCTTTCAATCACAGCTTTAGCCTCTGCAGGCGTTGCTGTCCCTTTAATATTGCCAATTTCATCATCATATTTTTTGAAAAACTTACCCAAATAAGATGTGAAATCTTTGATACCTAAATCAGAAGTTCCTTTTAGCAAGCTATACTGTGCTGCATCAAATTTGTTTAAGAAGCCATTTAGCCCAACTTTATCAGCAAGCCATTTAACAGCGCCAGAAGCGCCTTTGCTCACCAAATCAACAACATCGCTAATTTTATCTTTAAGCCAATCGTACGTTTTAGTGATTGTTCCAAGAACACCACCAGCATGATGTGGGATTAGGCTCGTCATTTGCAAAAACCTTTTAGACTGTTCGTGTGGCAAAATCGAAGTACCAGCTTTTAAATGCCTGATTTCGGGTCCGCTTGAGCCAAGGGCATATATTCCGTGCTGCGAGTCGTGAGCCAATTCGAAGCCCTCTTCACCAACGAGAGCAAGTTCATCTTGAAGCAATCCAGCCGAGCCATTGGCGTGTTTAGGAATTTTGGGTATTTTGCCCCAACCCTTATGCAGTGCGTTTAAAACACCATTGAATCCGCCTATAAAGCCATTAATAATTGTTCTCATTCCGCCAAAGCCACCTGAATATTGTCCATTAACGTCTGACATTTCTTGACCAGCTGCTTGGCCATGATCATACGCTTGTCCTTGAGCAGAAACAATAACGTCATGATGCTGCTGTTGAGTTTTATTGGTAACTTCTTTACGCTGTTGTTCAATTTCACCGGATACTTTATTGTGTTCATTACGTGCAGCTGATGTAGTATCGTTATACTGCCCTACTGCCGCGTCACGGGTTTGCGAGCGCTGTTGCTGTGCACTTTTAACCGTATCTCTACGCTTGCTCTCTGCTGTTGACTTTTCCTTGTCATAATCATCATTAGCTTGTTTTTTTAAGTCCTCATATTGGGATTTGCTGATTGTGTGTAAATCTTTATACTGGCGGGTAGCAGAATCAATCCTAGCTTTGCGATTTTTAGCAGCCATTTTAACAGATAAACTATAACTCTCATCAGCAGCTTTTTTTTGATTTTTATACTCATTATTCGCTGAAGCTATAAGAGCTTTTTCTTCTTTCTTAGCTCCAGATGTAGCAGCCTTATACTTTTTATCTGCTTCTTGCTGAGTAGCCTTTAAATCTTTTTCATTAAGCTTGCCTTTATCCTTGATCAACTGTTCATAGATTGACTTTTGTTCTTTAGCACCTTTTTGAACTTGGGCTTTAACCTTAGTGTTAAGATTTTCCTCATCTTTGACCATTTGATTGACGTATTGGCCATGCAGTTTAAGTAATTCGGCTTGTTTTTGCTTTTGAGAAAGATTGCTGTTGTTCTCAATCTTGGCAACTTGATTATGATAATTAGTGCTATCACTAATCATTTTATTGATTGATTTTTTCTTGGCCGTTGCTTCCTGATTATAGTAATCAGTAATTTGCTTATATTCTTTGTTGTACTCTGATTTGCTGATTGTTCCGTTCTTTAATTCAGTATTTAAATCAGCAATTGCACTTTTCTTTTTCTTAGAATAGTAGGTATCAACAGCTTTTTCCATATCCTGATAGTTTTTCAGGGTGACTGCCCGTTCTTTAGCCAAATCACCCGAATTGAACGATGGCTTGGCAATCACTTTATTAAGCGATTTAACGGAATCAGAAACGCTCTTTTGAAGCTGTTTAGTATCTGCACTAACCTTTACTTTAACTTTTGGCGTGATTACATGAACTTTGAACTTTTTTTTGCTCAAACTATCTTGAATAGATTTGCCAAAGCCTGAACCGAACTTTTCACCAACCCAAGAACCAGCGGCTGCTCCAAGAGCTGTTCCAACTCCTGGCAAAATTGCACTTCCAATTGCAGCCCCAGCAACGGTTCCAGCAACGGCACCAGTTCCACCACCAACTTTTCCACCAGTTGATTTATTTTCAGTTACTCCTTTGTACGCTTCATAAGCTCCAGCAATATAAGGCGTTGATTTAACCAACCCAGAAGAACCTATTTTGGCTAATAAGCTCCCGCCATAAGTGCCGATTCCCGCTAGCAAACCAGTTTTGCCTGCCGTACTAGCTGCAGTCTCTGCAGTTGACTCTGCTGCTATAGTTTCTGTTTCTTTAGCAGCAGTTCCGGCAGTTGCAACTGTGCTGCCACCAAACAAATCAATCCCGGCAAATTCGGTTGCTTTAGTTATCAGGCCTCCAAATGTGCTCTTCATGTCTTTTAAAACATTCAAAAATTCGGTCGCTTTTTTAATCATGAAAAATACAACAAGTGCTCTTGTGATGTCCTCAACAGCTTGCTTATGTTTAACAAGCGCTTCGAGAATATCATTGATTTGTTTAAGCGGATCAGCTGCACCTTTCCCTTTATCTGATACAAGGCCAAATGCAGAAGCCATATCATAGATAATGTCAATGAACTCTTTCCAAGCTGATTGAGCTATGATTTCAAGCAATGTTTTGATATTGCCAATAATATCAACAATCGTTTTTTTGTGATTATTGATATAATCAAGCAACTTGGTAACCCAGCCGGTCATATCTGCTACAACACTTGAAACGCCAGCAGCATATTTCTTTAACATATCGTCAGATAAAAGGTCGCGAATATCGCCACGAGCTTTCTTACTCATTGTGAACGATGTTTTAGTAATGTCACCCCAAAGGACTGACCAGCGAGCTTTAATGTACATTGACATTCCAAGAAATGATGTCATGGCTTCTTGCTGTGATGATTTATATTTTTCACCCAACGAATCAAGGGCTTCTTCAAGCGTCTTTGAGCTAAGTTTTCCAGCAGATGTTAAAGCGTAAATTTGTGACATTGACTTTCCAGTTACTTTTTGCAAAGCCTCACCAAACATTGGAAAACGGTTGATCATTACTTGAATATCGCCAGAAGTAGCTTTCCCAGATGCCATCATTTTACTGAAAAGCTCGCCAGCTTCGGATAATTGATCATTAGACATATGCAATGTAGAACCTAACTCAACGAAATCATGCGTCCATTTTTCAGTTTCAGCAACATTTGAGTGCACGTGATAGAACGATTGAGCCATTTTGTTGATTGTATCCGCTGCATAAATTGAATGTTGTGAAATACTGTTGATATAGTCAACCAAGACTTTACCGTCTTTTGGTGTTTCAGTAGTTAGTGAAGTCCAAACTGTCTTCATGGTATCTTGCTCTTTATTGTATTCAAGCCCAGCTTGAGTTGCCTCTTTTAATCCGGAGACCATGCTTTGAATACCGTTATAGATTGCCTGGCCAACAAATGAACCAGCGATAATCTCCTTTAAATGAGAAAACGAACCACTTGTTTCTTTGGCTTCGTGCTTTAATTCCTGCAATCCGACTGTTGCTTGTTTATCATTAAGCTTCATCTTAGTTACAATTGACCGTGGCATTTTAGACATTTCTTCACGCCAATCAATCGCTTCACCTTTTTCAGCCTTAGCTTCTAGCTTAGTGACTTCTTCTTTTGGCAGATGATTCAATAAGGTTCTAAAGTTTTCAATTCCAGCCTCTTTCGCCTCAGCAATTAATTTAGTGCGAACCTCTTTTTTAATATCGTCAAGGCTTTTATTAGCTTGGTTTTTAGTATCTCCGGCTTCATTTTTGATGTTATTCATGTTCTGCTTGAAATCATCATTAGCCTGCTTACCAGCAAGTTTTCCAATGCCTTTGATTAAATTATCAGCCCAATCATAGTCTGTCTTAAAAGCCGTTTTATTGCCCGGAAACAGCAAATCAATAATAACCTGACCATCTGATGCCATGCTTTGCCCTCCTTTCTTTAAAGATCATCAAAAGCAGCTTCCATTTGTGCTTGCTTTTCAGCTTCAATTTCTTCTTTAGACTTTTTCAGCGCAAAAGTTTGCTGCTGCAAGTTGAGCTGATTTAAATATTCTTGATCATTAACATGCTTAGACGGATTTTCAGTCCGTATATGAACTATTTGCTGAAATGGTGTGTCAGAGTCAAGATTGGTGAACAATGCTCGAAATTTAAAGTAATCCAGTTTCCCTTTTTCTTTAACCAGATCAATGCCATATTGCTGTAAAAACGAAGCATAAATAGCTTCCGAATCTTGCTCATAATCGAAAGTTTTAATTGGATTACTATTCAATGATTGATAAGGGCTTTCTTGAATTAAGCTAACGGCATAATTAACTGCTTCTGCCATTTTATCGAGAGGAATATCAAGACCACTTCCAACTAGCATTTCAAACTCCAATTCAAACTTTGCCATTTTGTCGATTGAATTATCATCAATCAATTTAAATAGCCGTAAAATATTGTCGTATGCAAAATTAAATTGATACTCTTGCCCTTTCCAAGAAAAAGAACACTTTTTCCTGTCAATTTGGGTTGAACTAACAATATTAAGCAAAAATAATCACTACTTTCGCGCATTCTGCCGTCGTTTCAGATTTCTAACTGGGTACTTGTCTTTTAGCATCTGTTGACGGCGTTTCTCATAACCATTTTTTTCATTACGTAGTGCGTCTTGAATGGTCTGCAAATCGGACATCAATAATTCAGTGCTGCCATGCTTAGCTTCCCAAAGCTTTTTGCCAACCCCCTTTTCATCGAGCAGCTCATCAAACAAGCTGATTAATTTCTCTCGCAGCTCTTTAATGATCTTGTTAGAAAAATCAGTAATGTCTTTTTCAGATACTTTCCCATCACCGTTTGCTGCATCTTCAAGCTTTTTTCTTAAAGCGTCAAGCTGATCTGCTTGTTCAAAATAATGTCCAACGACTTTATCAATCAATGCTTCTGTTTTGTCGTTAGCATAGATTTGATAGACTTTGTCATTAATGCGCACACCAATATGCGGTGTTTCATTATTTAAATCAATTAGCATTTCAAAACCTCCGTGTTCGTTTCATTTTTATCGTCTCTGTCAATATTGTTGAATCGAAAAGTTAGTTATTTTCTATTTTCCATTAGTTGGCGTTGCAGTTCCGGTGGTTCCATTAAGCGCTGCAACGGTTGAAAATGCTGCTGCACCATTTTGAGCGATTGTAAAACTCATTGTTGACTTGGCATTGCCATTTCCACCAGCAGTTACGATGTTCTCAATTGCTCCAACAAAAGTTCTAACTGTTCCGTTGGCTTTAACATAGCGGAACAAAGCTTTAGCATCGTCACCAGTTGCATCTGTATCTTCAAGCTTCTGGAAAAAGCTGGCTGCTTTATCCCCCTGAAGTACATTCCCAGTTACAGCCCAAGTGTGAGCATGGCCAGTAACTTCAGGTGAACTCTCATCTTTATTCGCCCAATAAGCTACAGAATCAATTACATCACCCGCAGCAGGAGTAACACCTGTCATAAAATTATCCAAAGTTTCAAAATCAGCTGTTGGTCCTACATTATTAGGGTCTAAGCCACTTTGTGCGACGTCAACCAGCATATGATTACGCCAGTTGTGTGAAAAACCTGTTGTTAAAACATCATTAGGCACAGTAGTTGCCATAATTAATTACTTCCTTTCGTTGTTGTTACATAAGCTGTAAAAGTAGTCGTCCAAAAAATATTTCCTGAAGCGTCCACAACTTGATTAAATGGGCGGCTCGTTATTTCAATATGGTCAAACAAAAAAGAGCCATTCGCTGATTGAACGTCTCCTTCTTGCAATGCTTCCAATGCTTGCGCAATTGGATTTAAAATCTCTCTTGCTTCTTGATATGATTGATTATTTAGTGACAATTCAAAATTGATCGCCAAATCTGCAGTACCATTGAAGTACGACTGAATCGTTTTGCTTCCCGGATCCATTTGCAAGCTTAATTGGCCGCTTGCTGGAACAAAACCAAGACCACAGTCGGCAGAATCACTGCTTAGCCCTCGAATATACAAGCAAAGTTGTGAATCAAGGTCGACAAAAGACGTACTAGCCATTATTCTCCATCTCCTTATTAATTGCATTTCCAGCAACTTTAGCCCAATCCTTGCCGAAAGTAGCTTTACCACGCAAATCCCACCGTTTACCTGCTTGTGGGTGTTTGGCAGTCGTATAGTTTTTAACCGGATAATGTCCAGCACCAACCATTCCATAAAATTGAGCTTTTGCATAAGGAACTTTATATATAATTTGACTATTTTGCACATCTATAAAAGTATCATGTGTCAAATTGCCTTGATCATATGGCACAAAACGCTGCATATCAGACTCCATTTGATTAAGCACGTTCTGCTTAACGATTGCCGAATTAACAGCACTTTCAAGCTTGCCAAATGGATTGCCTTTAATTCTAATCTCAGACATCACAACACCTCCAGCTTGTAAGCAAAAAGTTCATCACTCATTGGTTGCTTAAGCTCATCAATGGTATTAACCGTATAAGTTTTGCCTTCATAATCAATCTTTGACTGCAAATTATCTTTTGCAAGCGTTGGAAATGGCGTTGAAACATCTGCATACAAAAAAACAACCCCATTGGCTAAAAGCGTGCGGTTGCTATTTGTTCCAGAATATTCCGTTTGCATTTGGACTACGCAATTTTGGATTGTGACCGGATCATCTTGTTTTTGATTTCCCCACATATCAGTTTGACCTTGATAAGTCTTTGTAAAGGTGATCGACTGATTGCAAGCAAATCTTGGAACTGGCAATTTCATAAATGATCAACCCCTTTAAATAGTAATCCAGCACGTCCTAAAAGATTGCGTGCAGTATTAGCTAAACCGGTTGAACTATCTGCAAGATTGTCAATTGCGCCATTTTTGAAGCTCATTGATGTTCCACCAACAGAATAGCTTGCCAAGTTTTGTTGCTGCATGTCAAAAGCTGAGCTGGAATTGCTATCGTTTAAGAACTTGACTTGCAAAGCAACCGCCTTTTTAAAAGCTGTTGCTTGCTGAACCAAATAATTAAATGGGCTGCTCGCATCAGCTGCCAAATCATGTAGTCCAAATGCTGGATCGTAATAATTTGTCACTGAATTAATAATATTTTCAGCATCAATCTCAAGCTCATCAAAGTTGTCCGGTGAAGCTTGACCAGTCATGATTTTATATTCATTGCTTGTCAAATAAGCCATGTCTAACCTCCTTTAAAAGCCGCCGCATAAGCTATTGTGTATTTTTAGGCGACTAGACTAGATTAGCCGTTTGAAGTTGTTGAACCGCTATTTGAAGTTGTTGAACTAGTTGCTCCCGGTGTTAAATCTGGATCAAGCTGTGCTTTGTAAGCAACAACTTGGATATTTCGAGGATCAACTCCATCAACAATTTCCCAAGTTGTGCTTGCACTCAATTCAGCAAGTGTTGGTGATACTCCATCAGCTGGAGCAAAGCTTGAAACAAGGCTTGTGCCATTGACGTGAATAGTTCCAATACGTTTCTGAACAATTGCATCAGAACCACCTTTTGCCAATGGGTCATGCTTAGTTTCGGTAGATTGCATAGCTGTTGAATAAGAAACGGCACCAGAACCGAAAATATAAGCTGTTGAGGTTGGCTTAGCTGGTGTGGTTAAGTCAACCGGAATATCATCATCAAGTACAATTCGCAATCCGTTGTAAGCTTCAAATGGTGTTACAGCACCTTGAGGCTGAATGGTGTCAATCAGTCCTTGGAACTTCATCAATGAGTAAGTTGCCGAATTGATAGCAATTGCTCCAAGTGAAGTGTCCTGAACATCGCCCATTAAACCAATGGCGCCTAAAAAACCCTTAGCACCAAATGTTGGTTCACTAGGGGCTTTAGCTGTCTGGTCATAGAATTTAGAAGCAGCGATTGCTGAATTAGCCATAACGCCTTGCAAAATAGCAATCAGTGTTTTTTCATCGGCACGATTCCAGAATGCAGCAAACCGTTGACCAATTGTATCGGCAACTGGAGCACCTGAAACCATCTGACCAAATTCTGTGTAGCCATATGATTTAGCCTGGTAGAACTTAATTCCTTGCTGCTTGCCAGTTGACAAGTTGTTCACTTCAATGTCTTTGGTATCTGACCACGTGTCTGGATCGCCTGTTAAATCATTGATGAATGGGATAATGATTCGACTACCAGGCTGTGAAAGCTGTGAGCCTAATTGCTGATCAGGTGTTAAGATGCCCGATTGAACAAATCGGTTTGTTTTTAATGCCTGATTTAAAACGTAAGTTCCAAATAAGGCTGGGTGTTCGACTAATTGAGACAATAATGTATAATTATCTGCCATTATTTATTACTTCCTTTCGTTGTTAAATAATTCCTTTAAACATTTCTGGGTTTTGCTTTGCAGCTTCAACCATTTCGCTATAAGACATATCAGCAACAGCTTTAGGCTTGTCGCCATTGTTAGGGTTTCCTGCTCCCGTAATTTTGATTGGTGGCTTTGGAGGCTCGTTATTGTCCTTGGGCTGAAATAAATAGGCGTCAGTCTCCTTGATTTTCTCGATCTGCTCGTTAAAACCAATGAGATTGTCGCCATCAACTGATACTTTGTTTAAATCTAATAAAGCCTTGACTGCTTTAGGATTCTTAGCTTTGACATCACGCAAAGCCAACTCAATCTTGGATTCCTTAGATTGTTCAGCCAGCTTAGTTTGATAATCTTCAGCAGCTTGTTTGTTTGCATCTTGCAAAGCTTTGATTTTGCTTTTTAATTCTTCATTGTCACCGGCTGATCGCTTAATTTCTGTGAGTTGCTTGTCACGATCATCAATTTGCGACTGTAAAGAACCGTTTTGCTCGGTTAAATCGGCAACTTTCTTCTGCAAATCAGTAGATTCAGTATGTGATTTGCCGTATTCCGCCATAATTTTTTCTAAGTTATCACCCTCAATACCTAAGTCTTTTAAAAATTCACGTGTAAATGCCATAACACAATTCCCCTTTCGTTTTTTACGTGCAACGACACGAATTTTGAACATAAAAAATAAGCAGTTTATTTACGGCTCATACTTAGGAGCCGAGTTATTCACTTTTTAATATCTAGCTTTTTAAACATTCTGCCAAACTTGCGTGGATCTGAAACTTTGATAATTCCGTCTTCACAATAAACAATATCATTAACTTGCAAGGGTAAACGTCTCTTATCATTCAAAGTTATGCTAATAGTTGGATTTTTAGAATAGCAAAGATTAACTGAAATAACGCCTTGCAGCTTAAGCAGAGCATTAAAACAGTCTTCATTGTTTTTTACTTTTACTGCTTCCACGCTTACTGTTCGTTTGAAAATCATTTTTGCCTCCTCACTTGCTCTCTTGAGTAGTCACGAACTAAATAATCATGCGACTTTACTAAATCTCTAAGCTTTGATTGCTGATTAGCGATTGTAGTTTTACAACTTGATGCCGTAGATGAATCGCTAAACTTGTTAGCAGACCATAGCTTAGCCTTTTGCTGTCTGATTGCACGTTCCAAAGCTCGCTGCTTTTGCTGAACCCGTCCTTGCTTAACAGCTTGCTCCGGTGTTGGCAAGTTTGGGTCTTTATGGAATATATTTACATCAGGATCAAATGGCGTCAGGATATGTTTGCAATTAATGCCTTGAAATCCTCCAGGATCGCCATAACCGTGATTGTAAATTGAATCATATTTGCCGTTATAGCGTGGATCGTTAGTTGGCACTGTATTAACAATGTGTCCTTGAATCGGCGCACACGCTGGTCTTGCACACGGGTGCCAGCTCATAACTGCTAAAGTTAAGCCATTAGCATTCATTGTTTTATTCCGTAAATCGTTAAAGACCCGGTTTGAAGTATTTTCAACGACTAGGCGTGAGTAACTATCAATCGACCAGCCTTTTCCAGCTTTATCAGTCAGCTTAGTTGGTATTCCATTTTGAACCCACCTGTATGTGTTATCAGCAACGGCCTTTTCATGCGATTTAAGACCAATTGTAACTTCCAAGGTAGATTTAGTAACAATATCTCTAAAAACTCGTGTAGCAACATTATTTTGAATATTACGGCTAAGCAAGCTTTCATTGACGTTGTTAAAAAGATAATTATTAGTTTGGCTAATATAAGATTTAATTAACTGATTGCTTTCAGGCGTAATGTTTCCAGTGTGGGTTGTATTTTTAGCAATCTCATTTTGAGTTTGATTGATTGATTGTAAGCTAAGTTGTTGGCACATCTGTTCAACGTACTTAGTTGACTTGCTATTAGCTTTAGCAACGATAGCAATTACTTGCTTTGTTAGCATTCCAGCCTTGGATAACTGTTCAAGTTGCCACTGCATAACATTAGTTGCATCAATCTCTTTAAATTTGCTAGCTTTAAGTGCATTTATCAGCAAACTAAATATTTGTTGCTGCAAATTAGCGTACAAATCAATAATTTGCTGCGCATAATCAGTAGCTTTTGCCATTATTCATCACCGCCGTTAAGCAAATCTCTTTCTTGTTGTGATTCTCCCACCGGCTGATCAGGCGTTTCAGCTTTAACTTGGGCTAATTCGGCATCTGCTTGTTCGTTTGACATTCCATAATTGCGTTTTAAATACGTTTTACGAGATAGCACATCTTGCTGAACAGCTAGCATATCTTGAGTTGCTTGCTTATCCTTATCGACAAAAACGCCGTCGTCATAATGCACACTAACAACTACTTGATCAATATCAATGTTGCTTAGTGGAGCTTTGCCATCATCAAATAGTTGGCTTTCCTGTGCTAATTGCAACATAGACTTAATTAAGTCGGTCAAAAGCTTAGTTATTTTGTTAAGATAGCTTGACCGAGTTTGATACGTCATTGAGTTTTCGCTCACAACTTGAGTAGCTGTAGTTATTCCACCTTGAGCATCTGTTGAAAAAGTGCCAGTTGATAAGCCAACTTTATTTTCTAACTCGTGTAAAAAGAACTCCATTGTCTGCTGATACTCTTGAACTCGAATGTCCGGGTTGATTTGGACAACTGGATTATTTGAATCCGAACTCAGCGCAGAAACTGGCGTATAGACATCTTGATCCGGGTCAAAGTTAGCTGTCTGATGATACTCGTCAGCTTGCTTAACCATTTCAGGCGGTGTTAGAACTTTTCTGCGCCCCATTCGTGTTTCCCAGATGAATGAATCATGCACATAATTGATTGCATCAAGCACTGATTGACAATTATTAACGAAGCCAATTCCAAGCGGGCTTTCCGGATCAATATTGTTATCACCGGGGCATTTAAAATATGCAAACAGCGGGCGCTTAAAATCAGTAATATTCACTTGTGGAGCTATATCAGAGCAAACATCATCTGTTCCAAGCGGTACTTGTTCGCCAACTGCTTGCTTATTGTTGGACTTATATAGCTCATTGGTTATCTGATATGTTCCATCTGACAACCACTGATGAAATTCAAGCAATGTATAATAGTAAAGCACTTTATCAACAACTTTAACTTGCCGTGAAGCAATTGCTGCTTGGGTGACTTCCTCAGTATTTGAATCAAGGCTAAAAAATTGATCAGCACGTATCCAAGCGTTTTTAATTTGATTGTTTTGCACATACGGGCGTGCAGCCATTCCACCGGGAGCGATTGCTTGTTGCAGTTTTTCTTCAAGGTTTAATCTGATACCTGATGAATCAAGCCAAGCGTTAACAAAATCGTTTAATTGTGTGCTTTGACTACTATTTGAATCGTCATCTGAACCAGCAACGTCTACCAGAGAAACTGAAACATCAAAACCGCTGTTTAAGCAAATTGAAGCAATCCGTTTAGCTACCATTTCAGTAACATTGATTGTTTCAAACGTACGAGAACGTTCATTACCTTGCTGGTTAAAATATCGGACTGTATTAATTGGCAATCCCATTTTAAACAGATAATTGCCGGCATAATAGCGCTTTGCCAGCTTAATGCGTGCAATTTCTTCCTCGGTGGTTTGAATACGGTCATCGTCAGATAATTGTGTTAACGATTTAACAATTCCCAATTGTGCACCCCCTTTCCTAAACAGATTTTTAATACTTTGAATCAAGCCCAATTAGGTCACCACCTTTAATATTTGAGTTGTAATTCCTGCTTTGCCGATATTACAAAATACTGAAATTCATCATTTGTATGGTCAAACACCTTAATTACGTGAGGATCGTCACTTTCAACTGTTTTCTCGTCCCACTGATACTGCTCATGTTGTGGAATAAACATGCCAACATTATTTTGAGTTGAGAGATAATAAAAACGTCCCTCCGCTAATAGCGACTGGACGTACTCAATCATGTTTGCCTTCTTTAATTTTTTAACCGGTATCCAGCGAATACCAAAATCGTTGTACATTTGGTTTCGCAGCGCTGCTTCAGCAGAATCCATAATGTACTGCCAAGCTTGTATGTGATATTGCTGTTCAATTCTATCGATGAACTGTTTAATATCTTTAGACAAGTCACTTGGCGATTTTTTATATGCTTTACCGTCTGGAGAGTAGTAAAAGGTGTCTAAAAGAATTACACGTGGCTTATTATGCTCATCTCTTTTAGCCATCAGCGCATAAGCACCAACAGCAGTAGCAGAAGCTGCATGGCCTGTATCAGCACTGAAATACAATGAAGCAACATGATCATCATCTGGAATTGCATCTAGCTTATGGAATAACTCCATGTTGTAGACGTTAGTTCCAAGCCCAACAGCTTCACCTAAATACAAGTATCGATAATAGTCTTTATCATTCTCTTTAATCCGGTTAATTTCATCAAGTATCTGATCATCAATAAACCCTAACTCATCATCAAGGTAGCTAGATGAATCAACTAAATAATTTGGATTATTTCTAAGCGTTTCGACCCATTCATTTATCCAAGAATATGGATTGCGTGGCGGATTGTAACTCCAAAAAAAATACACCCTATCGGCTAATGGGTGTTTCTGTCGCATAAAGGTAATATTGGTCTGGTCAAATTCCTCAGCATTATCAAACTCAGCTGCTTCTTCGTACCAAACTGCAATGATATTATTGATGTCATTTGACTTTAGCTTTTGAAAATCATCTTGACCATAAAAATAAAATGTTGAGCCAGTTGCAATGTGCGTAATTCTGAATGGAGTTACTTTAATATCGAATATTCTCGACATTCCAAATTTATTAATTGCCCACTGAATTTTCAAAAATACGGAATCACGGATTGTGTTAGCAACCTTGCGGATTACAACAATGTTCGCCTTTTCCCCTCGCGTAATGTACCAAATCATCATGAACACGAGTTTCAAAGCTATTACAGAAGACTTGAACGAGTTACGGCCACCTTTTAAAACGTTATATGGCTTGGTAGTTGTCCAAACCGTTTTGAAATGAGGCTGTACCTCTTTTTGTATATCAATCGTTGGTGTCATTTTTATCACTCTCCCAACGGTCAACAATAGTAATTGGCTGTGCTAAACTAATGCCGTTTTCTTTAGCCTGCTTTGCTTTAGCCTCAGCAATGTCTGCATCAGCTTTAAGCTTACGAATTTTTTGCTTCTCTACATCGTCAGAATCATTTTTAAGCTGACCTTTGAATTTGAGCCATAATTCAGCAGCTGCTACTTGCTCCTTAATTGGAGCCGAAGTGACCGTTGTTTCGTTTTCTTCGTACTCAGCTCGCATTTCTGGTTCAACCTCAAAATCTTTTGGAACGCCCTTTAATGTGATTTCTTTTTTCATGTTGTCTATTTGAACAAAATCACGCTTAATTGGCTTTCCTGATGCTATTTTAAAGATGTTTTTCAACACCTCATCAACAGTCGAGTCTTCCTGTTTTTCAACTTTTTCAGTTCGACCACGAATATAATTTTGAATTCCACGATTTTCCAAGATTTGTTTGCTTGCATTTTTGGCATAAGCCTTAGAGTAACCAGCTTTTATGGCGGATTGATAAGCGTTTGAAGTTTTCAAATATTCACGACAAAATTTAAGTTGCTTTTTGGTTAGTTTTGTCACCCATCAACACCACCTCCTAAAAATGTGTATAAAAATAGCCCGGTTTCCCGAGCAATATGTACGCCGGATTTCTCCGGCCGCAATTCAAGCATCAACATTTAAATTCGTGTAGAATCAAATGCTATATGCTATTAGTGACTATCCCAGCAGAAAGAATTATTTTTTAGTATTTAAAGGATAGCCATGTATCGGCTTTTTAGTGATTAGCCGTAACACTTTTAATTTTTCTACTCTATCATTATAAAACTTAAAAACAGTTCAAAAGTCGCATCTTTGTTGCATGTTAAAGTCCAAGCTCTTTAGCGACTTCTTTGAAAAAGTTGTCTCTCCTACGGTGTACTTGGCTTCTTGACAAGTGTGCTTTTTGTGCAATTCCCTCTAGTGTTAAAATACAGTTTTCTCTTAGATACAATTCATAGATAATGTCTCTTGTAATCTCATCAGATGCTTGTAAAATTTTTCGAACTGCTTCTTCATTTTTCTTTAAATTGTTCAAACGCCTGTCTTCAGCAAGCGTAATTGCCATGCGTTCAACGCCTTCATCTTTTCTATTTTGTGCGCGTCCACCACCAACGTTTTCATCTTTAAACTCTTGAAACCTGTTCATCAGCTCATCTTCACGCTTCTTGATGTACGTTTCAGACACTGGATATTCGCGTATTATATCTGCAATGTAATTAAACAATGACCGTTTCACTCTTTCATCTCCTTGAAATTGAGAAAAAACTCTTTTCTATAAGCTTCAATTGCTATTTCCTTTGCCTTTTCAGTTAAAAAAATATCATCTTGAATTTTCTGAATTTTTTTCTTTTTTTTGAGAGCTAAACTCTAAATGCAAATTCCAAAATATGCCATTAACTGAATTTACTAATGACTTCATAAATTCATTTATCATCTACTCATCTCCCAGCTTTCTCCCACACACTTCACAGTATTTTACTTGGGCAATATAACTACTATCTTCGTTTAGCCGCTTGTGATAATCTTCAAGATTCATGCCGTAGCAATACGGACAATCAAGTTGTTCTTGTGTTGGTGCTTGTAGAATGTCTTTTACGCCATCAATACCAATTTTTCTTTGTGTATTCCAATCGTCTAAAAATGGGCTTTTGCTTGCAATGATTTCCGGCTCATCCAGTTCTTTCAGCAATTCTTCTCTAGTTTTCATTTTTCAAACACCACCTCGAAAATGCAATTACTACTTCATTTATTTCATGATTAGACAGTTTAGAACAAATTTTTCCAAAACTGTTTAAGCCATCTTTTACAGAAACATCGCTAATATCTAATAGTGATAGCGTACCAAGTGCATTTTCATTAAAATGTATTTTAAAATATTCAAATAAGAATCTTTGACGACTATTCATTTTTTGCCAACTCCTCTATAAAATAGTTTTCATTTTGCTAATTAGAATTCAGAAGTCATAACACTCCCATCGCTATATACGCTTATCCCAGCCTTGCATGAAAACTCATCATATATTTCAACAGATATGCTGCTTACATTGTATTTTTCAAATATACGTTTGTAATATTTTTTGAAAGCACGTTCTATTTTTTTGCATGTTTTAAAGAACGAATCTTCATTGGAACATTGATATGCGTCGTCGTATGGTTCACATTCATAAAAAGCAGTATCGTTTTTTATTTCTTTCAAAACGATAGACTTATAGATGCTATTTTTATTAACTGTTGGTACAAAATCACAGTAAATAGTCCCTCTCAGTTCTTGTTTTTCTTTTTCAAGATATTCTATTTTTTGATGTTTACTTAAAGTTATCTGGCAAATACTCATTCTTCCACTTCCTCCTTGCATTTGTTCAAATCAATTGCTTTGAACCGTTCTTGTAACCTATCAATCTCAAACTGAGTAAAAATATCACCATCTTTTTTATTTTTTAGCGTTAACCAATCGCCCATAACGTTAACTAGATAACCGTCTGCTAATTTAATCCAATATTTCTTCTCTCTTACAACTTCAATCAAGCTAGGTTTTTCAAGTGCTCTAGCAAACTCAAACTGCTTTTTTCGATCTACAATTCCATTTGTATTTCTAAAAAGCCTCTTGTGTAAAGCAGAATAAGTTTTAGAGTAATCATAAATAGTGTTTAAAAGATCATTAAGATCAGCACCTGGATGTCTTTTTAGTAATTTATCAAACTCTTTCTTTTCAGCTTCCGTGAATTTGACTTTTCTGTCCGTAAAATCTAACAATTTTGCTAAAATATCATTAGACCTTAAAGATTTTGTTGTACCACCACATTCGTTTGGCAATTCAACGCGGTAATGATAGCTGCCATCTAAAGCGTCAATATTTTTAACAATTCCAATTACCACAACTTTATCTCCAACTTTTGCCTTTTTAATATCTTCATATTTCATTTCGTTTCCTCCAATTTAAAATAGTTGTTCAATACAGCTACTTAAGTTCATTGACAATCACCGTTGTATTATCACCAAAATATATATTGTGTTTGTGATTATGCTGATCAACATATTGTAATGACCGGTTACTGTGCGAAACATCAAATTTACCTTTAAAATGCATGATTGGCTTGCCATCAGCGTTATACACTGTTATTTCACGCTCAATTCCATTGCTTGTTTCAGATTGGAAATTTTTAACTGTTCTGATTCCACTTGCTGTCTTATTAAGCCACCAATATGAACAACCACCAATTCCAAATAAGCAAACTATAATTACAATCGAAACTGTTATTATCATCTTTTTCATTTTGTTTCCTCCTATGCTCGATTTCCTGATACAAAATGTCTTACTTTGTCGAATGTGCTAGGCTTGCCTACTCGCTTGCAATAATCAAGATTAAAGCCACCATATCTAGGCTTTTCGATCAATCCCAAATCGTACTTGTGTATGATGAAATTTTCTCCCGTTTTCAGATCAATAGCGGAGAGCGTGTTTTCATAAATATTGATTACTTCTGCTTGTTTGTGTTTTACACCATATAAATCTTCTACGTTTCGTAGTTTACTTCCTTTTTTCATTTTCATGTAAATATTCCTCCAGTTCGTCAATCGTGTCGTAGCAGTCAAAGTACCAGCTAATGTCATAGCCCGAGTTCATATTGTTCATGATATTTCGTACCCTTGACGGTCTTATGTGGAGTACTTTTCCCGCCGCTTTTAGTCCACCAACTGCAAGCGTAGTCTTGTTATCTTTCTCAATCACTAGCGTTTTCCTAGCTTGAACAGCTGTTTTCCACACTTGCTTCACATTTTCGTGTAGTCTAATTCGATTTTTGATAGCATATTTTGGAGCGTCCGTTATTTCAGTTAGCTCAGGCACTGTATAACCATGTCTGATAAGCGTGATCAGGTTTTCATCTGTATACTTATACCTGTGCTTTAACATAGTTTTATTTTTCCCTAGCCATGCTTCCCTTAACTCGAGCAGTCTTGGAGCATCATCTTCGATTGACTGATACCACATTGGATTTTCAGATTCAATCAAGTGCAACAACTCATATTTCCTATCCATCACCACACCTCATTTCGTCCCACGGATCATCGCCGATCCGATAATAGCTTATGCACATATTTTTATGCTTTTTTGCATATGTCTTGCTAGCCTTTTTGAAAATTGCGTTTTTTGTGATCCCCCAATTTTTTGCAAGCTCATCAGGAGTACCACACGCTACAAAAATATCCTGATTGAAATACATTGCATATAGCACGTGCTTTTGCATGCTAAACACCTCAATTTCCGATTAAATCTCTTACTTGATAATCAAGACTACTCATGCGTATATCGTCAAAGCCACCTACAAGCCCCAAAATCTTCATTCTAAACGTTTTAGTTGATGGCACGACTATTTCTACCGGGAAGTGATAAAACTTCGCAAACAGCCTAAATTTGTCTCTTGTGCCACTGTCGATTGCTTTAAAATTGAATCCTGTCTTAATGTCGATAACATGTGTCCAATCGCCTTCTTCGTCATATATCAGAAAGTCAGGAACGTACGTCTTGGCTTTCATCACACGACCGCCAATTGGAAACTGCTCGTCTATCGTGAATTTCGGGTGATATGTGAATCTAGCAACTTTGCCTTTGACAAAATTTTGATAGAATGTAGCTTCTCTTTTGCTGTCAAACTCAATTTCATCAATCGTTACTTTTTGTCTAAAATGAGTACCCGGTTTATTTTTCAATTAGCTGCACCTCATTAAAATCAATTTCAGGATGTTTTACGCAACGTTTGCCGTCTTCAAAGCAAATATGTGTGAGCATCACTTTGACACCGCTAGGGCGCTTAATTATTCCGTATACGAAGCGATAATTGTTTTGATACTTTACTTTGTCATGCCGTTTCATCAGACTGCCTCCTAAGAAAAATCTAAATCTCTGAACTTGATTGCAATGCTGATTAACTCCTTAACTTTTCCTGTATAAGCCTCTGAGTGCTTAATACGATCCATGTAGTCGTTAATCATGCCAACCTTGTGATTAGAGAGTGCACCAGTTAAGACTATGATGTTGAACCACTGCTCATCAGAAACTACCAGTTTTCCTGTTCTGTAGTCCTTGTCAATTCCGTCAACCACCGTATTTAGTTTTTCTTTCAGCTTGTCAAAATCCGCCATGATCATATTTACCACTTCATCAATAATTTTTTCGGTTTCCATCTACACACCTCGCACATCTTTAAAACCGTTAAAAACTACCCGAAACTCGGGCTCTCTAGGAACTAGCCGGCTAATAATTTTCGGATCATACATTTTTTTAAGTTGTTCCTGCGTATTATTAGTAGTCGTTAGAGTGACATTTCTAACTCGATTATTTTTAAAATCAAACCTTGCATTAGATATCCGATACATTAAGCTTTGCATATCTGTCCTAACGCCGTAATCATTGAAAGCAGAAAATCCCTCCGTTCCTAAATCGTCAAGCAAAAGTACATCAACTTTTTTCATTGATTCCTCGATCTTGCTTAGTCTTTTTTGAATATCTGCATACTCTCTCTTTTGCTGATATAGCCCAGCTAATTCGGCTGTTGAAACAAACATAGTGCCACTTTTTTGGCTTTTAAGCTCATCTAAAATAGCCAGTGCTAATGATGTCTTTCCAACTCCTGGTGCTCCAACAAAGGCAACATTGAACTTTTGATTATTCGCTAATCGTTTGCTTAAAACGTATGCCTGTTTCCCAGCATCACGTGCTGTACTAGCGTTTTTTTGCAGATTTGGATTCCAATCAGAAAACTTAAAACTAACAGGAACATCGGCTGGCCAGAGCGATTGTGATGAGTAAAAGTCTTGCTTTTGCTTAGCTAGCCATTTTTGCGCTTTTATGTTAGTTTGCCTATCTAACTCTTCTTTAGTTGGCAACTCGTCAACTTTGATCCCACGCTTTTTGATCAGTTCAGCCCTCATTTTTTCTAAATAAGTGCCAAGTGGTTCAGGGTTATTCGTAGTGCTGGTTCCAAGGGTCACTAGGATCAACTCCTTTTTTTTGATTCAAATAGCTTTCAAACTTAGTTCCGAATAGTGTTTCAGGTCTTAAATACTTAGCCATATCAGTATTTAGCCATTCATCTGTTTTTTTAGCAATCACTGTTTTAAAGTCATCTAGCTTAAATCCATCTTCAAATCTTGCATGGATCAGTTTTTTTGTTTTAGCTGATGAAGAACGATACTTAGTGCCAGCTTTTTCATTTAAAAAAGTTACAATTTCATCAAAAGGCAAATGTGGTTCGGCTTTAGCCGGACTAGGGGCGGTTTTTGCCGCACTATATGTCTTATCTATTCTCTTATCTCTAATCTCTAAACTCTTATCTCTAAACTCTGGTGTACGTTTGTCGTACATTTGTACACTGTCAATTTTTTTAACTTTATCAAGCTTGCTTCGATATGCTCGAATTCGGTCTGCTTCTGTACTAGATTGGCCTACAAAATGCTGAATATCATTCATGAATATTGCACCATTATCAATCTTGGTTATAAGTCCAAGGGCTTCAAACTTGCCAAGAGCGTCTTTTACTTCTCCTATTCCGTGATTGGTGACTGTTGCAAGCATTTCAGGACTATATGGAATTACTCCCTTGAACAGCAAAGCACCATCATTTTTTAGGCTTTTCAGATACATTTTCAGCAATATATCTGAATAAACATATCCCTCATTTTTGCCGATACTGTAAGACTGCAGCATTTTTAATTCATCACTTTCAAAGAAGTTATCCTTTAGTTTGAGATAATAGTATTTCTTGTTATCTGCCATAATTGGTATACCTCCTAGAATGGAAGGTCATCTGACCCAATGCCAATCTGTTTATCATTTGAATACTTATTATTCTGCTGGCTAGATTGAGTATTCTGATTGCTGCTTTTTGATTCCAAAAATGCAATCTGCAAAATATTAACTTCTGTTGTATAAACCTTTTGCCCATTTTTCTCATAACTGCCCGTTCTAATTTCTCCACTAACCCCTAGCAGACTTCCTTTATGAAGAAAATTAGCGAATGTTTCCGCACGCTTTCCACTTGCTATCAGTCTAATAAAATCAGATTCATATTCTCCTTGCTGATTTTTGAAATTTCGCTGAGTTGCAATTGTTGAGGTTGCATAGGCTGTTCCGCTTGGGCTGTATCTCAATTCAGGGTCAGCAACTAAACGCCCTGTCAAATTAACTGAATTCATCATTTGTGGTTCCTCCTGTATTCTTCGTCAAATTCGTGTATCTGTTTCCAACTCATTAATTTCAGGCTGACAATGTCCTCATCTTTCAACTTGATACCGTGAAAATGATATTTTTTAGCAAAACTTTCAGCGCCTATCGTGTGAAATTCAAAGTGATGGTTGTGGCATAACGCTTCTAATCTGTGTTGCCTGTGATCTATATGATTTCGATTCAAACCTGATCCGACTGAATCTTCGTGATTAATTTCAACTCGCTCATCAGCTCCGCAAACTGTACAGCGCTTATGGACTAAGCACAGGAACACTTGTCGTTGCGTGTCAAAAGTGTTAGTCAAGTCTTTAAACCTGAACGGAATATCGTAATAAAAACAATACTCAACTAAAAACGCTATAAACGCCGTTGCAATATCCTTTTTGCAATCACTAAGACTAAAATCTGGATAACCTGTAACACCTTTAAATTGCTCTTTTAGCGTGATTTTTTTAATGTCGTCCGGATAGCCCTCATAATCTGCAATGTCATGAATCATTGCGTATGATTTTCTACGCTGCACATCTGAAAGCTTATCAGGTGTATGTGGTGTTAAATCAAATGCGATATATCCCCGCCTAAGCTCGCTTTGAAAGCTTCCAATATCATTTATCTTGAGAGTTATTAAATCGTCCTTAACGTCCTTTAATTGGCTCTGATAGATATTCATGTAATCACTGCTTTATAAGTGTTTTTTCCATCGCGGCAAGTATTCTCAAAAGGATTGCTTGCTTACCAGCATCGTCATATTTTTTCCAATTTGGATTAGCTGTAGCTTGTGCAATTGCTTCTTTTCGAACTGTGTTAACATCAGTTTTCATGGAAATTGCAATTTTTTGATACATTCCTGTAACAAGCTTTTTCTTAGCAATTAAAGCGGAATCGTTGTGTCTGGGTGCTTGCTTATCGCTATTTTGCTGATGATATGCGTTTGTGTCAGCATCTTTAGTATCATCAATTAAAAACATCCCGTTTAGAGCATATTTGCGTGCGTATGAACTTGCTGTCCCTGTTATCTGGGAACTATCCATTCCTTTTTTAGCTTCTGATTCACGGGCGTAAGCAGTAACAGTGTATTCATCGTCGGGGGTTTTAAGAGTTGCTGTTGCTTTGATATAGTGCCAGTCACCAATCAAAACAGGCAAATCGCTCAAAACAAGAGTGCTGTTATAAGCTTTCAAGATTGGCTTTAGTGCATTAAGAATGTCCTCTGCTGATCGATAGTCATACTTGCCAAAGCTGTTATGCTGATTTTTAGGAGCTTTAAGCACCGATTGAATAGTTAAAAGAGTATTTTTTGATTCAGTTTCTGCCATCATCTTGCCTCCTTATATTCTTGCTTTCGGGCTTGAAAGCTTAATTCTTTAATAAGCTCGTCACATAGCGAGTAGATAATTGTTTTACGCAAACTTCCTGTAAACGAGTTGCCTTCTTGAATCTTTTTTAGTGAATCAATTAAGCCTTGGTATGTCTTTTTTTTAGTGTTCTCCTTAGCAATACTGAATATTTCTTGTTTCCAGTCTGCTAAAGTGTCTTGCATTTCTGGTAGCATTTGTCATTCCTCCCCCGTTGCTGTTTCAGTTGACCAGCCCGGATATTTTTCGTCTAAAACGTAAGCTATCCAGCCTTCGCTTGCTGTTCCTTCCAGATCAAGATACGTTCTAATCTGGCTGACAGGTACTACATCAATATGTTCCTTAATTGGCTCAATCAGATAGTATTCTTCACCCGGCTTGACCGGTTCGTGTTGCCAATCTTCAAAATGTTTCACATTGTACCAGTCAGCAATCATAGGTTTAATTGTTGCCTGCATTTTTAATCGCCTGCCAATCTTTTAAAATGTCATTCCAGTTGTTTAATTGATGTCTATCGCCTTTTTGAATTGCTTGAGCGGCTAATAAAGTAGCGAGTGACATGCACTCCGCAGGTTTTCTCATACACTTTTCCATAGTTCCGAAACTCTTAATATTTTCTATCGTGATGTCTTGATACATTTTTCTTCCTCCAATGTGTTAAAATAGACGTATAAAATATTTTTCTAATTGTTTGAGTCGGCTGCTACCGGCTCTTTTTTTATTTCAAATTCATCATCATCGGTAAACTTCAAAACGTGGACTGGCTTTCCGTGAACTGTTATATCTTCCGTTTTATAGATGCCAGTGCCATAAGCAGCTTTGACAAATTCCAATTTGTTGATTAAATCTAAGCCGGTAAATTTCATTTCCATCTCTCCTTAATCAAAATTGTTACTGTGCTTAGAAATATCAGAATGCCAACTCCTAGCAATTCTTGAGCCAATACGCTCAACTGCATCAACTCCTTTACTGATTAGCCATAAGGCTGAAATCAAGCCGCCTAGAAAGACAATAGCCGGGAAAAACAGTGTGTGAAACCAGAGAAATCCAATCACTTTCTCTCATGTCTCCCTTCGTAGCGACCGATAAAATAGACGATAATTAGTGTTGCAAACCAATACACGAACGTCATAGCTTTGCCTCCCAATCAATTCGATTACGATTTTTTTCCATCCACTCACAAGCAGTTTTGGCAAAAATGATATTAGCTTTCCCGCGACCACCACGTATCAGCCAACCGCCACGATAGTAGTCAATTTCATTAAGAAACTTGTCTAGCACGAAAGTTGTAACCCAGCCACTATCTTTCCCACCACAGCAAGCCTTGCGGAATTGGTCAGTTGACCACGTTATGCCGTCAAGTTTAGTTAGCAGTCGCTCATCAGTAAGCTTGTTGACTTGCTGCTTTACAAGTTCGGCAATTGCATTTTCATTTATCAATGTGGGCATATTTACATCCCCTTTCGTAAAATTTCTGGAAGTCGTGATTTGCGACACCCTAGGGTTTTCCAATTTTTATGATAAATTGTGTTCTTTAATAGCTTTTAAACCCTCATCAAAGTAAAACCACTGTGGTGTTTCTTTACTCGAATATTTAGACTTACTGTTTGCCCAACGGCCATATTTGTTTTGTCCCGGTTGTTCAGCTTTCAAATTTAGCTTGTTAGCAATTCTTCCGACCATATTAGCTGTTAACCCATGCCCAATTTTTTCAGCAACTTGTTGAGCTGAATATTCAGCTTTTTTCATCACTGGAATAGTTGTTTCACCAGTGATCATTGAAGCGGCTTTTGCAAGCAATCTTTGTTGTTCAATCCCTTCAGGCATTTTCAAAGCAATGTCATAGACTAACTTTGCTCGTCTAGTTGCAGCGTTTGTTTCCATGATTGATAGTCTTTTGCCTTTTAGCAGAGTGGGTTGGTTAGTTTCGATTGCTTGGCGCATGTTGAAATAGTTATCAACTAATTGATCATAGATTTCCCAAGCCTTGTCATCTTCAAGAATCTTGAGAAGCTTTGCATATCCGCGCTCGGATAAAAGGTAAGCATTCAAGCTTCTATTCCATGCATTTTGTGTATATCCAAATTCCTTATGGCTCAGACCCATAACGGATTTGAGATCTATAATATCTATTTCATCTTTGAACTGCTTGCGGTTGTCATTTATACGGCGGTTAATTTCGCCAAGCGGTTGGCTATGAACTTTGGCAATGTCCTTAACCAACATTGACTTTTTGTTTTTACCAAATCCGCCTTCAATTCCAGTGAACTCATATTTTCCAATGTGCTGTTTACCGATAATTTTTAAATCCATTATTCCGTTCCTCCTATTCTGTTACTTTGTTACGATTTAATCGTAATTGACGGCAAAAAATAATATCGTTGTAACTGATGTTGAATACTTTTTCAATTACTCTCAGCTTCTTTTCATCAGGTGAAGTGATCCCACGTTCGTAGTTTCTCCACGTTTCAAGCCCCACACCAATGGCCTCAGCTGCTTCTTTTTGACTTAACCCATAAGTTGCACGTAGACCTCTTAAAGTTACTTTGAAATGTTTTTGAATTTCCATTTGTTTTCCACCTCCTCTTTACATTTTCAATATTAATACGATTAAACCGTAAAGTCAATAATAAAATACGAAAAAAACATATTTTTTTGTTGATTTTCTATTTACTTTTTACGAAACAGCCGTATAATATATGTAGAAAGCGAGGTGAAAATGATGAGTGATTTAGGGAACAAAAGGGTTCTATCTGATAATATTAAAAGGTTTATGAAACAGCACGGAACCGAGAGATCAAAAATGGCTGCTGATTTAAACGTTAAATATACAACCTTAACTGATTGGATAAACGGAAATGCCTATCCAAGAATTGGTAGTATTGAGAAAATGGCAGATTATTTTAACGTTGAAAAATCTGATTTAATTGAGAGAAAACCTGATAATGTTATACCAGTTACTAAAACGGTTAAGATCCCATTGCTAGGTGAAATTGCTTGTGGAGATCCAATTTTAGCTGAGGAAAACATAGAGGAATACATTGATGAGCCAGTTAACTACCTGCCAAGTGGAAAATGCTTCTATTTAAAGGCTAAAGGTGATTCGATGAAGCCTACTATTCCGAGCGGATCGAAAGTATTGATTAGACAGCAGCCTGATGTAGAGGATAATGAAATAGCAGCGGTTCTAATGACTGAAACGAATGAAGCTACTTTAAAAAGGATTAAGCGATCAGGCGGCACAATGTTTTTAATGCCTGATAATCCTGAATATACGCCGATTGTTGTTAGTAAGGAAAATCCTGCTAGGATTTTAGGAAAAGCAGTTAGAGTAGTCACTGATTTGTAGCAAAAGAAAAAGCCCTAGCTCATCAATTTGGGGCGACAAGCTAAGGCTTATGATGTATCCGAGTTGATTATATAACAAACTCGGATATTTTTACATAATGATTTATAATCTTTTTAGATACACATACTTAGAAAAATAAAATATACTGGGGGAAATAAAAATGAAAGGGAAATTATTAGCATTACTAGCGATACCGTTACTATTAGGCGCGTGCAGCGCTTCTGAAAGCTCAACTGGTTCTGATCAAAGCTCGGAATTATCTTCTAAGGTACACAGTGCGGCTGTTAGCAGCAAAATTGCTAGCTACAAAGAATCATCAAAAGAAGATTTGGAAAGTGAAAAAGCTGATAGTGAGTTATATACAGATGTAGCTAAGATGAAAGTTAATGTTTCAAGCGTTTCTATGTCGTCTATAAAGGTTGCTAGCAGCGACAACACTTATTCTAAAGGAGATACAAGCTACAGTTATGTCAGCGCTAGTTCAGCCCAATCAACAGCACAAAGCTCATCTTCTACGAGCAATATAGTGATCTCAACTCCACAGCAGGCAATGACACTTGCACAATCAGTATACGGAAATGGAAACGGCGATTGGACATGGACTTACTTAACAGATGGAACTGCAAATCCAGCATCATTTTTCGTCAAAGCTATATCCAAGAAACAGTTAGCTAATGGATCAATGACAGGAACAGCAATGAGTGTAACTGTCTATCGTGATGGCACAATATCAAGAAATTAAGGAGCAAATAAGAATGGAAGATAAAAGTAAAAAGAAAAAGTTTTGGAGGGGAGATCCTTTCAAAGGCGCATTTTACGGAATGTTTATTGGTGGCATATTTGTAGGTATGATGAATTCGATGCTTATACATTTTCCACATCTAGGGCTAATCGCTTGGATTGCTATTTTCTTAATTATGGGAACTCAACCACGTTTTAAAGACAAGCGCACACCAGAACAAATAAAAGCAGACAGTGTAAAGTTTTGGGATCATGTGCATGAGGAAAATAGAAAAGACAAAGAGAAAAAGGCTTTAAAGGCTCAACAACCCATTGTTAATAATGTTATTCTTAAGCAAGAACAGCCAAAAGAAAAATACTCTCGTCACGCTCCGAAGTGTCCTAAATGTAAGTCACATAACATCCAAATACTAGATAATCGAAGAAAAGCTTTTTCTCTAGGAAAGGCGGCTGTTGGTGGCGTTTTATATGGTGGAATTGGAACAATTGCAGGATTTGCTGGTAAACGCGGGAAAAAATACGATGCCGTATGTATGAAGTGTGGTAAAAAGTTCAAGATTAAGTTGTAATAAAAGCACACTCTCCCCGTCGAAAGTTTGAGTGTGTCTCATCAAATAAATAACTAAGGGCTTTTACACCCTATTTATATATTAAATTAAGAAAGGGGTTTTGACAATGGCAAGTTTTAGAAAGCTAAGCAGTGGCTGGAAAGTTACAATTTCACAACGTGATAATAATGGGAAACTACAGCAAACATCAAAAAGTGGTTTCTTAACCAAATCGGAAGCGCGGTTATATGCTGCTAAAATTGAAGCAAAAAAATCAGGTGTTATTTCCGCTAAAAAAGATATTGAGCTTTCAAAATATTTCGATTATTGGTATAAAACGTATAAGGAAAATAAAGTAACAGAGTCTACGCTTCGGCATTATGTGCTCACCAGCAAAATTATAAAAAAATACTTTGGAATTAAAAGGATTCAAAAAATAACCCGTGAAGATTATCAATCCTTTTTAAATTGGTATGGAGCTAATCATGCTAAAGAAACAGTCGCAAAAATAAACGGTTATGTTCGTGCTTGTGCGAAAAACGCAATTTTAGATGATATTATTACAAAAGATTTCACTCAAAGGACTGAGCTTAAGTTTAATCAGCAGAATTCTATGAAGGTTGAATACCTAAACGTTAAAGAAATAAACTTATTAATAAACTCGGCTAAATATAAGTTAGATCCAAGATACACGAGCCGCTATATGATTTTAACTGCTATCTACACTGGAATGCGTTTAGGCGAAATAATGGCTTTAACTTGGGAAGACGTTGATTTTAAGCACAAGACAATCTCGATAAATAAATCTTATGATTATCACAGTCACAAGATTAAGACAACAAAGACAACAAGTTCAAATAGAACTATTAGTGTGAACAGTGATCTGCTTGGCTGTTTGTCACAGTTAAAGAAAAATAAAATGACCGATGTATTCAGGAATAATCAAAATACGGTGCCATCCTCCAATGCAGTTAATAAGAAACTTAAGGAACTATTTAAGCAATGTAATATAAGCAAGAAAGGCTTTCATTTTCACTCACTCCGTCACTCTCATGTTGCTTACTTGCTATTCAGGGGTGTTGATCTATATGCAATTAGCAAGCGTCTTGGCCACTCTAATATGATGATTACAGCAAAAAAATACGCCTACCTTATTGACGAATACAAAGCACGCAATGACAATAAGATAGAACAATTGATGGACAACTTAGGACAACAGCAGGACAACAAAGTTATATTTTATAACGGCTTTTAACTGATTATAAAAAAATAAACGCCGATAAATCAACGTTTACGCTTTCTAGATATTAATAAAAATACCGGTGATCGGGGTCGAACCGATACGTCCTCAACGGACACTGGATTTTGAGTCCAGCGCGTCTGCCAATTCCGCCACACCGGCATGATGTTTAAATTGTAGCATAAAGATGGTAAAAATACTACCTTTTAAAAGGCGGTAACCGGATTTGAACCGGTGATGAAGGTTTTGCAGACCTCTGCCTTACCACTTGGCTATACCGCCAGCTAAAATTAAACTTCATCAACTGGGTTAGCTGGATTCGAACCAGCGCATGAGGGAGTCAAAGTCCCTTGCCTTACCACTTGGCTATAACCCAATAACAGGCGATAGGTGGGAATCGAACCCACGCGTGCCGGAGCCACAATCCGGTGCGTTAACCACTTCGCCACTATCGCCATAATGGCAGGGGTAGTAGGAATTGAACCCACACTGACGGTTTTGGAGACCGTAGTTCTACCTTTAAACTATACCCCTATAATGGAAGGGAGTGGATTCGAACCACCGAACCCGAAGGAGCGGATTTACAGTCCGCCGCGTTTAGCCAGACTTCGCTACCCTTCCATAATGGCGCGGGACAGAATCGAACTGCCGACACATGGAGCTTCAATCCATTGCTCTACCGACTGAGCTACCGAGCCATAAAATTAATAATTAGCGGTTCTAGCCGGATTTGAACCGGCGATCTCCTGCGTGACAGGCAGGCGTGATAAACCCCTACACCATAGAACCACAACTCATGGAGGATACAGGGCTCGAACCTGTGACCCTCTGCTTGTAAGGCAGACGCTCTCCCAACTGAGCTAATCCTCCAAAATGACCCGTACGGGATTTGAACCCATGTTACCGCCGTGAAAGGGCGGTGTCTTAACCACTTGACCAACGGGTCATCCTGCTACGGAGAGTAAGGGATTCGAACCCTTGAAACAGGTCAACACCCGTTTACATGATTTCCAATCATGCTCCTTCGGCCAACTCGGACAACTCTCCAGCAACAATAACTCCGGCAGGCGGGCTCGAACCGTCGACAACCTGATTAACAGTCAGGTGCTCTACCAACTGAGCTATGCCGGAATATTAGAAA